GTAATTATAGGTGCTGGATCTCCAGATGATGTACCAGTTTTAATAGCTGTAGTATCTGCTATGTTACGTGCTACGTTACCGGGAGGTACTTGCTGTTTTGCTTTAGCTGCATCATCAAGTAAGTCAGCATTTAAGTCAGCATCTAGACCTTGTATATTAAGTTCTAGCTGTTCAAAGTTGTTAGCGATCTTTCTATCTATAGCTGCTTCAGTTTCAAAATCATTGATAGCAGCTTGACGATTCATAGCTCCATCAATATCATCAACACCTAAAGATGCTTCTAAGTTTAGCTTTTCGTTAATGAGCATGTTTTCATTCTGTCTACTTAGGTTTTTACGACCTAGCGAAAGCAGTTCATCTATTTCTTGTATACGTATCAGCTTGTCAGTGTCACCACCAAACTTTAGCACACCTTGCTTGTATGCTTGTGCATTTGTATCTTTAGGATCAAACCATTCTAAAGTTTGCTTACCATTTTTGACATCAATAAAAGCTCCTATGACACTACCAAATACAGCAAACGGTGCTGACTCTAGCATGTTCTTGACTTTTCTTATACCGGGACTATCACTGTCAGCAGTCCTAAAAAAGTCAGGCAAAGGTATTCTACCCTTTGGTCCAAATGTCTCAGGAAACATATTACTAAGTTCTGTAGTAATACTGTCGTCTTCTCCTACATCACTAAGTGCTAATACTGTAGCGTCAACACCTACCTGTGTCATTAAGTCAGCAGCTAATTTTGTAAACCAAGGCTTTGTAAATAGTGCACCTCCAGCCATCTTAGCATTAACTAGACTTGACGCATAACCGCCACCTAAAATAGTAGGTAGTACAATAGACGATACACGTCTTACCATTTGATGAGTAGGGTTGTCAAGCATTGTAGCTTTGTCATACTTCTCATCTACCTTGTCAAAACCGGGTATCAGTGTACCAGCTGCATCCATACCAAAGTCAACTAAACCTAGACCGGGTGCAGATAAACCTTGAAAGTTATTATCTAAACGCTGACCTAGAATTTTAAGTGCGTTAGTTTCAGTTGATGCGTCTACACCTTTTTTATAATCTTCATAAGACATACCATGGTACTTTTGATACCAGTCATCTCGTAGCTGGTTTCTTTCAGCAAGAGTCTCTTCATCTTTAGTCAAGTAGTTCATTCCTAAGAAACCTTTTTGTTGACCAAAGTCCCACCAGTTATTATACTCTTTTAACATGGCTTCGTTATTAGCCTTATCAGATAAGTCAACAGTGCTGTGACCTATCTTAGAATTAAATGGCGAAGCAAATACTGGTTCAGCATTTACAGTGTTAGGTTGAAATCTAAAATCCGATTTATAAATGTCTTCGTTATTTTCTTCTGCCATTAATTTCTCTCCTGTAACATGTTATTGAGTTTTTCCTTTACCTTGGGATCGACCAAAACTTCCCAAGCTGGTATATCAAAATCTTTTTCTATTTTCTGTATACAAACTCCTAATGGTTTATCTTTAGGACTAAGGTTAGATGAACCGGGTCCAAACTTATAGTTGCACCACTCGTCTCCATCCATCATTACAACTTTATCATAAAACTTAGCATCGAGTAAAGGTTCTAAACTTCTTTTAAATTCACTAACTGAATTACCATCTAAATGATCTTTAACTAAATGATTTATAAGTTCGTTCTCTGTTGTACCAGTAACAACATAATCATATATGTCTTGAGTTGATACACCCTGACCAGTTACATTATAATTTCTATTAGCATAACTTACAATACTACTTAATTTATCTATTCTTGGTGCTCTACGAGCTTCTGCGGAATCATCAAATATAGTATTCTGTTTTCTACTTAACATACTCTCGATTTCAGTTTCTGTAATACCACTAAAGTCTCGACCAGACAAAGCTGTGTTAGTAAAGACAACATTACCATTGACTAGCTTGTGTCTAAACTCTCCCCAACCACGTACTTGGTTATTATCAAACTTGCCTAATACATCACCATCATATCCCATCATACTTTTAACGAGTGTTATAGTATTCTGGTATTTTTCTTTTGGTGTATCACCTTGTGCTTTAACATAAGTAGCTAGGATAGTTGCAGTTAGCTTTTCTTCCATACCTGACTGACTCATAGTTTTTAACCTACCAGTTACATCATGTTTTAATACTTCTGCTACCATAGCTTTAGACTGATCTTCAATTATGTCATCTAAACCTGTAACATCAGTATTAAAGTAAGTTGCTAGACCTTCTAAGTTCTGTACTATGTATTCTAAGTTCTGATCTTTTGGACCTAATGCACCTTTATCGTCCATGATTGCATAAGCATTCATGACTCCTACTATATCTCCAGCTCTATACGATTGTATAATATTAGAGTGATAATCTATGTTGTCACCACCTAGTCCGATGTAGTCAGCCATAAGTTGGTTGACGTATTTGTTACCTTTATTAGATGCCCATACTTTCCAGAACTCACCATCCCATCCCATCTGACCTTTAAACTCTTTGTTATTAAGTCTGATTTCTATAGTCTTAGCTTCGGCTTTTAGCTTGTCATCTTGTAAGGCTGTAGCAATGTTAAGTTTCTTTTTATTTTCTGTTTGCCATTCTTCAAGTAACTGTTCTTCAAGCATAGGAAACTTACCAAGTATCCTGTCAGTTTTCTTAGTAGATTTAGGATCAGCACCGGGTATTAGATAACCGTATGGATTATCTTTAGTGACGCCTAATACTTCTTCTTTAAATAATTCAAAGCCGTTAGTACTGCCTTCACCAGAGCTGTAACGTGGATTACGTAAAGCATTCTCAGCAAACGCAACAATAGAGTTACGCATGTTAGGAGCTTTATTTATACCATATGCCCCGTTGCTACCTACTAACGGTAACTGATGTTGACTGTTTACAGCTTTAATCCACAACGCATTTTTTTGCTCTTTGTGAGCTTTCATTGCGGCTTCGTAACCTTCAACATCATCTTTATAGTTAGCTAGATCAGGAGGGTTAGCATTTAATGCACCAATCTCACTGACAGCTGATTCTATTACATTAGTATGTGTTGCGTGTTGATGACCTAACTCTAGTTGGTTCTGAGCAGTAGCTCCTTTATTCCTAAATAGTTGCTGTACTTTAAAACCAATCTCTGAGTCAGGTTTGATGCCATATTGCTCTAACCATTCTAAAGCACGATACTGATAATGACTTAGTATATCTTCTTTGTTGTATAGATTTCCTGATTTTAAGAAAGCTATAAAGTGTGTTTCTAATCCGTCAAAGTTTTTCTTTAAGTCTTCAAACAACAGAGTCTTAAGATACGGGTTGCGTATTTTTTGTATCTCTGTTAAGTAATTACCAACTTCGTCGTCTCCTCTTTCGTATGCTTTATATTGTTCATTCGCTACATCCATGGTGCCGGCTTGACCTTTTACTGAATCAAACATTTTGTAAGATTGCTCAAGAGTGCCGTTAGATTGCATATCGTTAAACTTTTCGATAGCATCTGTATGACCTAGATATTTTTCTGTAGCATTAAATAGGTTTTCTGCTTGTTTAGCAAGAGTGGGGGATAAGCCAGCCCACGTAGCGGCTAGCTTATCATTTTCTGCTGCTTGATCTTTAAGAGACTTAACAGTTATTTCTGCATTTCTCTTAATAGATTTCTCACGCATTTTACGTGGTTCTTCTTCTTCTAATTTATTTAGAAGCTTTCTGTTTTCGTATTCTTTTTTTGCTTTACTTTCTAGTCCAGAAATATAAGCTTGAGATTGTAGCCGATTCTGTGCCTCCAGTTTCTGTAGAGCATTAACCTGTCTATCAGTCTGGATTTGCATAGCTCGTAAGCCATCGTCCAATCTTCTGTTTCTTTGCTTACCACCAGATCCGTAGACCTTGTAGTTTTTAGCTGTTGCCATGTTATCCGCTTCCTGTTATTGAAGGAGTTATTTGATTTACAATAGATGTTGCTGTACCAGCCAAACTGCTGATACTTGTACCCCAGACCTGTGCAGCTGCTGCTGATGGAGATATCATAGCTCCTCGTATAGGCTGCGGTCCAAAATCATAATCTTCATATACCCGTGGATATAAGAATGTAGCTTGTGGTGTAGGTAATGGTGCAATAGGCATTGGTAATGTACCGGGGTCTAGCATTCTAGCTGCGTAAGCATTAAGATCAGCTACAGCCCGTTCTGCTCCGATAGCTCGCATTGTACTCTGTGACTCAATCGTAGCATTATCTAGTGACAAGTCTAACATAGTCATTTTCTGTGCGGCTTGCAGTGCAGCTACTGATGTGAGTTTGTCAGCAGTTCTACCTGTAACACCCCTTGCTCGTATTGTACCTTCTGCCTGTAAAGCTTCTAAGTACGCATCATTTTGTTCATATAAATTTTGAGTAGTTAATTCTCTTAACTGTCGTTTTTCGCTTAATCTAGCTTGTCGCTCTTCGTAAGCATTTATGCCAAGCTGTTCAGCAAATATATCTTCAGACTTTCGATACATCTTTTCATTTGTATCTTGCTGCATGTTGCGTATCTGAAGATTATAATTATATGACTGTGCTTGTTGTGCATCTTTGTATGCAGCGAGCTGTCCTTCTTGTTGAGCTCGCATTTCTATTTCTTTTACAGCATAATCACGTTTAGCAATAGCAGCTTCTTTTTGCATCTGCCATGCTTGAACGTCGTATTGATACTGTGCCTCTGTCGCATCGTTGCGGTCTGACTGCGCTTGTTTAGCTGCATTTGAGCTTTTATTTGCTCCATACAGTCCTATAGCTCCGCCAATAAGTGCTCCCCATATAGCCATTTATGTCCTCCTGTAAAATCTAGGTGAGTATATTCCTTCCCACATCATAGAGTTTAGAGAGACTGGGAACGGTGAGTCATTAAATAATCGCAATGTAAAATTATCTGGTCTTTGGTGTATAGGTAATGTAAATATGGTTTGATCTGACACAGCAATATCATTAGCTAGATATTGGTCAGCAGTAATGACTGGATTAAGACTATACCATTCATCAAGATATATAAGTATTTTTGTACCGAGAGGTGGTGCGGTGTTAAATGTAATCTTAGGTACAGTACCGCTTGTAGTATCTACAGTAAATGCTGTAGTTACCACGTTATCTAATTTAACTTTAATCTGGTCATCATCTACATAACTTAAATCATCATCTACCCAGTTGTAAACTGTGGTGCTACCATCACTTGTATACTCTTTCTTACCTTGACGTATACCTTTAGATCTTAATTTAAAACCCATAACTCCTGATAGTCCTACAGCAAACTTCATGCGAGCTATTGTAAGATTAGCAGTAAAGTCACTACGTTTCATATCATCATCTATCTTGTAATATGTCTTAGGTAGTATCACGTCAAAGTCATACTTATATCCTACTATAACATCACTTGCTACACTTGTCAAGTTTTTAAATGGTACTTTAAAATATGTGTTACCACTCTCTACTACACGTTCTGGAGATATAGTAAAACCAGATTCAATAAATTGACCTGTAGCTGTAGTACCTTTAATAACTAAAACTGGTGTAAGATTAGTAGCATCGTTGTAAGGTATAAAACATTTAGAAAACTCACCAGCTGTGTCATATACAACTGAGCTAGCTGTAGCATATAGATCTATACATGGATTTAGTCTTTGACCATCATTATTAACAATAATAGCATCTTCTGGACTCTGACTAAGACTAGCCTTGCTAAGTGTAAACTGTCCGCCCTGTTTTGTTACAGCAAAAAATTCATCAGAATCTGCTGCTATAGTTTGTACATTACCGGGTGCTTCCCAGTTAAACCATGTCTGTAACTTAACATCTTTAGCTTCTATATACTGTCTAAATAAATAAATGTATCTACTTGACTGACCTGAGAATGCAATAAACTGGTTCTGAGCACTTGAGATTAATGTATCAACTGTAGATGGTATCCATTCGTTTACAACTCTACCTATGTCAGCTACCTGTGGGTTTTCATTTTCTCCACGTGTAACCATAGCGAAGACTCTAGTATAACTAGGTGTCTTACTAATAAAGTTGATTGTTGTACCAGTATCAACAGGATCAATAATCGTATCCATTTCATAGTTAGCTATAGTACGTATAACTGTTTTAGCTGGTGTTAATATACCATCGCCAGCTCCCATAAGAAACTGTTGGTTAGCACTAAATAGTACTAGACCCTGCGTAGATGGTATTACACTATGAAGTGCAACAGGCTTAACTGTACTTGCACTGATGTCGATAGGATCTGAGTCTGTAACTGTTTGTGCAGATGTATGATAAAAGTTAAAAAACTTAGCTGACTGACTCATAGATACCGTGTCACCAGATAAGAAACCAAGTCTGTTGTTATGAAAGAAAGACTGAGTTATCTTGCCAGCTACGAAAGATGGATGGGCATTAGTCTCATCATCTCCTACAGCTCTAGCATCATATACTATACGTTGAAATGTAAAAGCATTAACAGCTGTATTTACTAACTCATGTGGCATAGTAGAGTTATCAAGTCCTGTAGATTTCTCAGGAGATAACGTCTCTTTCCAGTAACCCGGTCCAGATGTACTGTTATTAGCTACATATTTTAAAAAGTATGTTGATGTAAGTGCACCAGAATTAATAACTTTAACAACATGATTATGTACTGACTCACTAGGTAACTCATCTAATGTAGCAACCTGATCTTGAAATACAACCATCTGATTGTTGAAAGCTCCAGCTGTACCAGTCAGTGAGAACGAAGTACCTGTACGTACGAGACGTAAGTTATCTTTTAATTTAGTGACTGTTAGATTAGATATGTTTAGTCCATCTATTCTACTTTTAAGTTCTGTTAAAACATCATCGTATGTTGCATTATTAGGTGATGTGTATGCAGATATAGCTTGACCCGCTACACTAACATTATATGTAGTGTCATTAGATACACCAGTTATTCTGATAGTACCTTGTCTATTACTGTTAAAGCCGGGGTCAGCTAACTTAGCTACTGTTGTAGTTTTATTAGTAATTATAGATTTGTCTTGTATTGTCAGTATGTCGTAGTCTGTACGTCCTCCTGTAAGGTATGCCTGTGCTCCTGTACCGTACGTAACAGTAGCTGGGGCAAAGGTTACAGCGTTCCATACAGCAATCGCTCCTGTAGAGCCTCCTGACGCTGGTGTAATACACCCTATGTATTTTTCTGTTTCAGTTCTAGATATAAAGAACCACTTAGAGTTGTCATATGTAGTGCCAGTACCTAGATTTCCTATATGCTGAAACCCCGGTCTCTTTGTAAGACCAAAGGTTGGATCAGGATAGCCGTTGATACACTCCTCGACTTGACCGGGAAGTTTCTTATCATCAGATTGTCTAGATACTCGTCAACTCGCTGAGTAACTGCTGGCATTATCGTTGTAAAGCGTGAAATGGTTGATAGCTTTGATAGTAGTTTTGTGAATCTTGTGGATGTCCAAACATAGTGAACTGACCTTGTTGTGTTTCGTACTCATTAGCTAAGACTCTCATTTCCTGTTCTTGTGCTCTGAGTCGTTTGTACTGGTCGTCGTCTCCTACTATCCTACCAGATACTAGGGTAGCTGCTCTGGCTGTTATATAATTTTGTATTGGTTCTGGTAAATCTATCCAGTCAAACTCCCATGTTATATCACATTCGAGTTCTTCAGCATCCCATTTGTATGTATGGTTTTGTCTGTCGTATAATTTACCTGATCTTCTCACAGCACTAAATGTCATGTTCTGTGAGTTTTCTGACAGTTTAACTTGTATCATGTTATTAGGTATAACAATCTCTTTGTCAGTATTTGTCGGTAACTTGTAGTGGTACTCCTTATTGAAAGTCCATCCTTCAGATTGTACCTCTCGTGACACCTGTAATAGGGTAGCATAGGCAATCGCAACTTCCGGGTTGGTTTGGTCTAGTGTAGTTACAGGAGCCTGACCACAGGATGTAAGTATTTGATTTATAGCTGGTAATTCTTCAGCAGCATTTGTGGTTGGAAAAGGCATAATAAAAAAGGGGAGCCGAAGCTCCCGTATAAAAAAA